GGCCGAAGGGGGCGCGGAACAGGTCGACCGAGGAATGGCGCAAGCTGCTGCTGTCGACGCACCGGTCACCGCTGCTGGTGCTGGCGGACATTTATTCGATGCCGGTCGAGGAGCTGGCCGCGCGGCTGCACTGCGACCGGATCGAGGCGATCAAGATCCAGATGGCCGCAGCCCGGGACGTCGCGCCCTATCTGCACCAGCGCCTGCCGCAGGCCGTCGAAATCACCGGTGACGCGCTGCCGATGATGGTGCTTCAGATGCCGACCGCGGCCGCGGCGCCGGGCGATGAAGCCGTTCGCGTCGTCGATCTGACAAATGAGCAATATCAACAACTTAGCGGCACCGATCGCCGCGAGTTGGATGTTCGTGAGTCTGACGATAATGGTCAATTTATTGATATTGCTGGCGAAAATGCCAGCGATACCACTGATTAGGGATTAGTAGTGTGAGGACACCGCAGGTCTTCCAATGGTCTTCACCGGGGCCGGTCGCAGGCGCGTTCGTCGCCGACCGCAGCCCCGTGTCAGCGATCATGGGGCCGATCGGCTCCGGCAAGACGGGCGCCTGCGTCGCGAAGCTGCTGGCCCTGGCCTGCGAACAGGGGCGTAGCCCTGTCGATGGAGTGCGCTACAGCCGATGGGTGGTCCTGCGCGATACCTATCGCCGCATCAATCGGACGGTGCTGCCGTCGTGGTTCGGCTGGGTGCCCCATGATTTCGGTGTCTTCAGGAGCGGCGGGGACAATGCGCCATCGGCGCACCACCTGCGCTACCAGCTGCCGGACGGGTCCGTCGTCGACAGCGAGGTCATGTTCGCGGCGATTGGTGACAACGACGTCGAGCCTTTCACCCGCGGTTTCGAAATCACGGGCGGCTGGCTTAATGAGGTCGACCTTCTGAGCCGGGACGTCCTGACCTTCCTGCCGGGCCGGACGCGCTATCCGTCCAGACGGCACGGCGGCCCGACCTTTCGGGGGATCATCTGCGATTTCAACGCCCCGGACACGGATCACTATCTGCGCGCCGACTTCGTGGACGATCCGAAGCCGGGATATCGGCTTTTCGTCCAGCCCGGTGGCACCGATCCCGGCGCCGAGAACGTCGAAAACCTGCCGCCGGACTACTACGAGCGGGCGGCCGCGGGCCACGACGAATGGTACGTCCGGCGGATGATCCACAATCGGTGGGGGGCGAGCCGTGACGGCAAGCCGGTGTTCCCGGAGTTCACGGAGGCTCAGCACATGGCGCCGGCGCCGATCGAGCCGGCCCCCGGCGTGCCGCTCCGGCTGGGCGCCGATGCGGGCCTGACCCCGGCCGTCCTGATCGCGCAGCAGCTGCCGACGGGGCAGTGGGTGATTCTTGACGAGCTGGTCGGAGACCTGGGTGGTATCGGCGCCGTGCGCTTCGGCGAGGCGCTGGCGCGGCTGCTGCGGGATCGGTACCCGGGGCACCAGGTAGGGCAGGCATGGGCCGACCCGGCCGGCACCAGCCGGGCCAGCACCGACGAAGAGAGCTGGATGGACGCGATTTCCGCGGCGAGCGGGGTCCGCTTCCGCGGGACGGCGACGAACGGCATTCTGCCGCGGCTGGAGGCTGTCCGTGCACCGCTGGGACGGATGATCGATGGCCGGCCCGGGATCCTGATCAGCCCGCGGTGCCGGACCCTGCGTCGGGCGCTGCTGTCCGGCTATGCCTACAAGCGCCAGCGCCTGCCCGGCGGCGGCGAGCGGTACGAGGATGTGCCCGCGAAGTCGGAGCACTCGCACATTGCCGATGCGCTGCAGTACCTGCTTCTGGGCGGCGGCGAGTGGGTCGAGGCGACCCGCCGCCGCCAGGACCAGCGGGACCGGCTGATGGGCCACGCCGGCGGCCGGCCGGTTGTCGCTCCGCACGACTTCAGCGTCTGGTGAGGGGCTGGCGATGACGGAGCACATGACCAGCACTCGGGCCACCCCCGCCGCCGCCACGCCGGCGCCGGGGAAGCTGCTGCCGCCGTCGGAGCTGGCGCGGCTGTGGGCGCTGTCGGATCCGCAGCTGTGGATCCTGATCTTCAAGGGCGACGTCGCGGGCGAGGTGGTGCCCGACGACGGCCGGCGGCGGTGGTGGCGGTGGTGGCGGCTGTTCACGCGGCCCGGCTGGCGGCATGTGCTGGCGCTGGCCGCGATCGGCGCGGCCCCGGATGCGCAGACCGTCGTCGTGAACCCGGTGGCGGGGCGAATGCTGGTCACGATCGATCCGCGGCCGCTGGGCGAGGCGGTGCGGGACGAGCTGGCGGCCGGCAGCTGGGCGCTGGCGGTGCCGGTGCCGGCCGGCCTGGCCCAGGCGCCGGTCTACCGGCCGATCTACACCTGCGCCGGGGTGATGGCGCACCTTGTCGGGCTTCGGTCCTGGCGGGTGCTGACCCCCCGACAGCTCTACCGCCGGCTGCGCCGCGAGGGTGCCCGGCCGATCCTGTCCGCCCCCACGCACGGGGGCGTTGAGTTGAAAGGGGAAGGGTAAGGGGATGGCTACGCTGTTCAGCAAGCCGAAGGGGCCGGACCCGGAATTGGTCGCGGCCCAGAAGCGGCAGGCGGAGGCCGCGGAGCGGCAGTCCGCCAGCCTGAAGGCGGAAGAGGATGCGCGGCGGCGGTCGATCACGTCCCGGTCCAGGGGCCGGGCGCTGCTGCTGTCGAATGACGAACGTGGTGTCACGACCACAACGGGAGGCTGACATGGCAGCCATGGACGTGCCCACGCTGATCAAGCGGGCAGATCGGGCGTGGGAAAGGAACGCGACCTGGCGGAGCCTCCACCAGGAGGCCTACCGCTATGCGCTGCCCGAGCGTGACCCGATCACGACGACCGCGGAAGGGGCGCGGAAGTCGGATGCGGTCTATGACAGCACAGCGATTGGCTCCGTCAGCCGCTTCGCCAATCGCATTCAGGACGTGGCTTTCCCGGCCCGCCAGCGCTGGGCGACGCTCGATGCCGGAACCGATGTCCCGGAGGAGGACCGGCCCGACGTGCAGAAAGCGCTGGATGAGGTCGAGCAGGTGTTGTGGAGGGAGGTGCATCTCTCGAATTGGGACGTCGCCCTGAACGAGGCGCTGCACGATCTGAGCGTCAGTACCGGGTTGATTCTAATTCAATCGGCGCACGCCTTGAGAAGGACCGCAGGCGCGAAGATTCAATGCCAGGCCGTTCCAGCGCCGCTGGCTGCCCTCGAAGAAGGCCCCTTCGGCATCGTCGAGGGCGTTTTCTGGAAGCAGAAGGTGGTAATCCGCGACATCCTGCGTCTGTACCCGGATGCCGATCTGCCGCCCGAGCTGGAGCGGCGGCGGTTGGAAGATGAGAACGCCGAAATCGAGCTGGAGACGGCGACCTATTACGACGCCGACGACGATGGATACCGCTTCGACGTGCTGTGGCGGGGCAGCCCGCCGGCCCGGCTGGTCGCCCGGATGCACAACACCATGCCGTGGATCTGCTTCCGCTGGCTCAAGGCGCCGGGCGAGGTCTATGGCCGTGGGCCGGTCATCCAAGTGTTGCCGGACATCAAGACGGCGAACGCCGTGGTCCGGCTCGTGCTTCAGGCGGCATCGCTCGCGATCGTGCCGGCCTTCACGGCCGTGGATGACGGCGTCCTCAACCTCAATACCATTCAGATCCGCCCCGGGGCCTTGATCCCGGTCGGGTCGAATGGCGGCGGCCGGGGGGCATCCTTGCAGCCCCTGCCGTCGGTCGGCGATGTACGAATGTCGCAGATCGTGCTTTCCGATCTGCGCCAGAGCATCAAAGACGCGCTCTTTGATCGCCAGCTGCCGCCGGAGACCGGGCCGGTCCGCTCTCCGACGGAAATCATGGAGCGCACCCGCGAGCTTCAGCGCGATATCGGGGCGGCCTTCGGGCGCCTGATCAGTGATGGGGCAGAGCCGGCGATCGCTCGCTTCCTGGACATCCTGAGCGAGGCAGGGGAAATCACGCTTCCCCTGAAGGTCAACGGCCGGGAAATCGCGATCAAGGCGACCAGCCCTCTGGCTCAGGTCCAGAACCTGGCCGATGTCCAGACGGTCACGCAATATCTGCAAATTCTGGCGCAAATATATGGTCCTGAAGTCGTGCAAGAGGCCGTCAAACGCGACGACTTCTATGACTGGCTCGCCGACAAGCTGGGCGTGCCTCAGAAGCTTCTGCCCACCGTCAATGAGAGGCAGAAGGGGCGCGAGGATGCGCGCCAGGGGGCTGAAGCGCAGATGCTGGCCACCAGCCCCGTGGCGGCGCGGGTGGCGGACAATCTGACCAAGCCGGCGCCGGCAGGCGCGCAGAACAAGGGGGCAGCATGATTCCGGGATGGGAAGACATGGACAATCTTGGCCCGGCGGCCGTTGCCGAAGTGCAGCGGCTGAAAGGGCTTCAGGCTGAATCGGATGAGCTGGACAGGGTCTTTGCGATGACCTTCGGCACACGGGCCGGGAAAAAGGTCATCGAATACCTGCGGTCGGTGACGATCGATCAGCCGTCCTGGGTGCCCGGTCAGCCTGCTGACCACGGGTATATGCGCGAAGGCCAGAATGAAATCGTCCGCCAGATCATCAAGCGGGCCGAACGCGGGAAGAGGGGCGCGTGAAATGCGGGTGAAATCGTGGATGAAGTCGGCGCTGCTGCGGGCGCCGGAAGGTGAAGGTGCCGGCGGTGATGCGCCGGCGCCGGCGGCACCGGCCGCGGGGCAGGATGCGGCGCCGAAAGTGCCGTCCAGCCTGTTTGACATGGTGGATCAGGAGACGGATACCGCGGCCGCACCGGCGGCGGATGCCGGGAAGCCCGCCGATGCCGCTGGAAAGCAGCGGCCGGAGTGGCTGCCGGAGCAGTTTTGGGACGCAACGAAGGGCGAAGCGCAGTGGGAAAAGCTGGCGCAGTCTCACCAGGATCTTCGGCGCCAGCTGGGCAAGGGCGATCATAAGCCGCCGGCAACGGCGGATGCCTACAAGCTGCCGCAGCTGGGTGAAAAGCCGATTCTCGACGTGCCGGCCGACGATCCGGCGTTGAAGGCTTTCCGCGACGCGGCACACGCGCAGGGGCTTTCGCAGGGGCAGTTCGATGCCCTGATCGCCCCGGTCCTGGCGACACTGGCGGAAGCCATGCCGCCGGCGGAGACCCCGGAAACGAGACAGGCCGCCTATAAGGCGGAACTGCAGAAGCTGGGCACCGGCGGCGCCGGCCTGGTGAAAGCCGTTGGGCAGTGGGGAAGAGGCCTCTTCCAGAAAGAGGCCCTGACGGCCGATGAATGGGAGGAATTCCAGCTGGCGGCAGGGACTGCCGCCGGCGTGCGCATGCTCTCGAAACTGCGAGATCTGGCCGGCGAAAAGTCGATCCCGATGGACCCGATGAGCATGTCGTCAAGCGTCGGATCCATGGCGGAGGTCGAAGCCCTGTACAAGGAAAAGGACTTCGATACATCCCCGGAGAAGCAGCGGAAGGCGCAGGAGATGATCAACCGTTTGATCGCCAACGGCACGATCAGATGAAACGAGGAAACTTTTTTCCACAAAATGCCTGAATTCATGATGGCGGGGCATGTCAACTTGACATGCACCCGCCTTGATCGTGTAAATAGTGCGTCCGCCTATCCCGTTACTGGGACCGGACCCGCTGGCGCCGGATGCGTCACGTGACAGGGCGGCACGCATCCGCCAAGCGACAGGACCCCGCGTCAGGGCGGCTTATCAGCTGGCAGTGCCAGGACTGACCCGCGAGCACCGGGCCGATCGGTCGCGATCGTCGAAGATGGATGATCGCACGCTGCGATATCGCAGCGCCGAGAGGTGCATATGTCCGTTCCTGCCTCGCTGGCGACCCAGGTCGATTACGATATGCGGGTCAAAGCCGCCTACGGATCCAAGGGTGGGGTGCTGCGCCCCACCGCCCGGCTGAAGACCGATTGGGTCGGGACTGAAGTCGAATTTCGCCTGGGCGATGAAATCGTCGCCTATCCCGATGATAACGGGGTGCAGGACATCAAGGCTGCGAACAGCGGTCAGGATGTCGTGAGGACCAGCACTCGGGGATGGCGCGCAGGCGATTACATCAAGACCACTGATATCAACAACACCAATATCGACGATCGCGCCCAGATCGCCCGGAAGGTCGGTGGCGCCATGGGGCGCCGCGAAGATCAGGTGGGCATCGATGCGCTGGTCACCGGCCAGCCCAGCGTGCAGATCGATACCGATGTCGGTGGGGCCGGCACCGGCCTGAATCTCGCCAAGCTGCGCCGAGCGAAGGCCTATTTCGATCACCTCGAAGTGCCGGAGACGGACCGGTACATGCTCACGCACGCGATGGCGATCGAAAGTCTGCTGGGGCAGGTCGAGGTGACGTCGGCGGATTACGCCAACGCCAAGGCCCTGGTCGACGGCAAGGTCGATTATTTCCTGGGCTTCCGCTTCAAGACGATCGGCCGGCGCCCGGAGGGTGGTCTGCCGCGCGTGGGCAACGTCTGCACGTCTTTCGCCTTCCATGGCGGCGCTGATGGAGCGATCGGCATGGCCTGGCGCTTCGAGGGCCGGACCATGGTCGACTGGGTCGCCGAGAAGGGTGCGTACCTGGTGCAGGGCATGCTCAAGGTCGGGGCCGTGGTCATCGATCCGCTGGGTGTGATCCGCATGGAGCAC